TCGGATTTGATGTCGCGGAACCTTGTCCCAGACAGTGGTGTAAATCCGGTTGGCGGTAAGCGGCCTGTCAGCCGGAGGCAGGCTTCTTCGTCGGTAATGAAACCGAACGAGAGCTGATTCATAATCCGGCTTTCTTTCATTGTCTTAAAGGCTTCAAGCTCTGCATCTGGCCTCAAGTCGATGGTGTCGAACTCGAAATTAACCGTAACATCTTGGCCGAACAGCCTGCAAGCCATCGTCAGGGAGCGGCTCATCAGTTCCATCAGCTTGAGCCGGATGAGGGAGTTGTCCGTCATCAGAGCGAGCATTGTTTCCGTAGAGGCGATGTTTTGAGAGCCTGCGCCGTGACCTAGAATCGCTGGCATGGACTTAGCTCCAGTTGCGATCTTCGCATCGTGAATCGACTTCACCGTCTCAAACGTGTCGGGAACGTCGGTAGAGCCGCCGCCGACGTAGGCGACTTTGACGAAATCGAAGTGAACCAAAGCCTGCTCGACACCTAGCTCGTTAATCATCTGCTCTACAGAGGCGAATACACTGTTGATGTAGGTCGCTAACTTCTCGTTGTCGGCTTGAATTTCGAGGGGTATGGATTCTTTGAGCTTTGCTTCGTCGAGAGAAACGTCATATCTCGGGTAGGTGTGCCGGGCGCATACCCTCCGCAAGTCGTTGAGGAATTGCATGCTTGCCAGCACTGGCTGGATGGCCGACTCGATAGGTGATTGCGGATAAGGGTCTGTCAGTACGGGGTCAATCGCCACGTACATGACTGTTGGGAAATCTAAATCTACATCTACGCCTCCGACTACTTGGACGGGCCTGAGACCCTTAGCGTCTTGAAACCATTTTATTTGCGGTACGTGGATCGGCTGCAAGTAGCTTGGTAGCCTTTGCTTATCCAGAACCAGCTCGACAAGCATCCCTCCGTACAGGATGCCTTCCTTGCCAAGGGCCTCGAAAACGCTTCTTAGAGAATCAGTTTGACTGAATCCGACTGAATAATCCGGTGACGTTTGCCACCTTGCAAGCAGTGAGAGGGCGAGCCTTGTGGCTTCGATGTTGAATGAGCCGTCTGGATTGTAGGCGTAAGCTGTGTATTTTTCGGGGATGCCAATTCTTAAATGAGCTGAGACAGCGCCTGCAAGGTCGGGATTTACTCTAGCAAGGTTCCTAACAACCTCAGCTGTTGACGCTCCAAATCGGTAATTCTGGGCTAAATCAAGATTGGCGACGTTTAAGTCTGTCTGCGTGACGGCAGCCGTGGAGGTGGCTGTGCTGGTGACGTAGGCTGGGAATGACTGCTGAAGTTTTGTTGTTATTTTAGGGAGCGGCTGCTCAGGCAGCAAGGATTTGCCGCTCGTTTTTTGAACGAGGGCTTTGAACTTTTTTTTGATCGTGTCGAGCATGTTGGCGATTCTAACCTAGGTCAGGTTAGCTGTGCTAACCTTTGAGCAGAAGGGATAAGCTGCTGAAGAAATCCACTACCTGTTTCGCCCTACCTCTGAATCGCCTTGACCACACGTACAGGCATACCTAAAGCTAGCGAGCCTCCTACTGAGGCTCCCCGCAACCTACAAGCGGCCAGTAAGTAAAGCAGAGAATGCCAGAAATGGTCTTGCGCAACTTTCGACTTTTTCCACTTGTAAGAAAAATCCCTGTTCTCGTCATAAAGCTGTACCCGCAACATATCTAGGTAGTGGCGGTCAGCTGTCTCGTCTAGCACCTGATCTTGGATAAATATCTTTATCTCTTTGGCCTTGAACAGGCCGAGAAGTTGATCGAAACCCTCGTCGTTTCTGATCTTTGCAAGGTTTATTGGCATCTTGCCGCTTTTTTCGTCGCCGTCGTGTCTCTTTATCTCAAAGATCGGTGAGTTTTTCGAGGTACTGTACGAGGCACCGTAAATACTCTTGTCTTTGCGTTGCATCCGTATCACAGTATCTGTGTAGGGCATAGCGTCAACGACGGTGTTAATGACCTTGAACTTTTTCTTTAAAGCGATTACGGTATTTTCAAGATCGCTAATCAGCACTTCCTGCCTGTGGACGACAAAAAGACTACCCGCTAAATCCATCCGGCCAACAGTGACATGGCAAGTCAGGCCCATGTCAATACCTAGGCAGTGCGGGTTTGAGTTAAAAAGATCGGTGCTGGTTTTAGCGTCGTTCAAGTCTTGCAACGTCAAGGCTTCTGAGCTGTCCTCACTGGTGAGTCCTAGCTCTTGGTTGAGAAATTCGGAATATTTCCCGTACTCAGTGCTTGCGAAGGTCAGTTTAGGTGCGGTGTTGAATGCCGGAGCGTCAAAAGGACTGATATAGTAACCGACAGCTTCGTATGCGTCGTTAGGGTTCTCTTGCACCCATTGTCGGTGTTCGGGTTGTAGTGACGGGGCCTTTCCGCAGCGCGGGCAAATCAGAGCCGCCTCTAGATATCTTGAGTGATGGATATTTCCTTTGTTAAGCTCGCGCAGACTACGTGTGTAACCGGGAATTTTTACATGGTCGAAGTAGCTAGGAAGAAACCAGTTGCTACAGTGATCGCACTTGCAAAGATTCCTGAATCTGCGAGACGTTTCCATTTCTTGGGAGATACCCCAGCCCGGAATTGTCGGTGTACTGAAATTTCGGCGCAAGGCGTAGGAGCTGTGCTTTAGTCGCGATGTGAATTGCTTCAATATGTCCGGGTCTGACCTGTCAATTTCGTCTGACATTATCGCGTCGGCGGGCGTGGAGATGGCCTGCGTTTTGCCGTTCGTGCCCCGGAAGTAAAGCAAAGATTCGTTGAGCTGCTTGACCTCAGCGTTATTTAGTTTCGGATTAAGGGCGGTTTTTAGGCGCGAGCTGCTCGCAATGATGGGGTCTATCCGCGTGCGGCAGAAAGCCTCAGCGTCACCTGAAAAAGGCAGGGTGTAAATGGCTCCAAAGCCGGGGAAGATTTCAGAGACCCCTAGCAGCCAGCGGGCCATGCACTCGGACATGCCTACTTGGGCTACCTTAGAGACGTTGACGATTCTGGAGGTGTCGGACAAGACTTTTTCTTGGAATTCATGGTCTTTGAAGGAGTATTTCTGCCCTTTCAGGTATGTGTGGTCTGTTATCCATTTAGGCACCTGAGATAGGTCGTAAGACTCGCTTACTGCGGTCTTCAAGCGGGCGAGGTGATCATCCAAGAAGCTCATTAAGACAACCCTATCTCTGCTTCCGACATATAAAGCTCAAAGAACTTAGTCTGCGCCTCGGTTGGCAAGGTTTTGACACATTTGATGATGGCTGTCTCCAGCATCTTGAACCTCTCAGACGTGTAGGTCGCTTGCTGGTGCTTGGCAAGGTTGGTCAGCACCGTTCCAAGGCTGTTCTGCACCTGCGCTCGCTGGTTTGCGGGCACATCTTGCTCCTCCTCGGTGTTTTTCTGCAATAACTTGGCTTTTTTCAGCTGAAGTAGCAGTTCTTTGGAGATATTCACGTCTTTTAGTCGTGTTTCTGTCAGCAATTCGTCGATTTCGTCCCTTGCATTGAGCAGTTCTTCTTGGCTCATGCCTCCGAAACCCGTGCCTTTAGGCACTTGCTGGCTCGGGTTTAGAGTGTAACTGGCAAGGCTCATTTTAGTTTTGCTATGTAGCGCCGTATAGTGCGTTCGCTGCAATCAGCAATTTCTTGTGCGGTTTTGATGTCAAGTGTTCCGTTCACGACCCCTTGGGCGATGACTTGCCTGTTTTCAGCGCGGGCTCGGTAGATAAGGCTGGCTTTCTTTCGCTCGATAACGTCGGGGCTGGGAGTTCGCTTGAACTTTTGCTCGGCAAGGATGCGGCTCAAGTGTGTTGGGCTGACACTTAACTGCTTCGCAATGTCTCGGTGTTTGACACTGCGGCTTTGTAGTTCATTCAGGATGTCTGGAGTTAGCTTGTGCGCAAGGGTGTTGGTTCTTTTTGGCATAGTGGGGCGAGTGTAGCATGGGTGTAGTTGTTAGCTTGAAAAGTTTTAATTTGATTTGGGTGAGTTTTGGAGGGCTGGTGGGCCGCGCACTTTACTGGCGCATTTCAATGTGTACCCGGCATCTGCACCAAAGTAGTGCATCTCGTCATGCCTACCCACTACCCACTACCCACTACCTACTACCCACTACCCACAATCCAGACTGTTACAGTGTATTACACATTGCGGTAACGAAACAACACTTTACTGGATTAGAATAACGCCAGTGACAAAAATGCATAAGTTAGCATTCTGTACAGCTAGATAAAAATATTTTATTTATTTTGTATAAAATGTCAAAAAGGTGTCAAAATGGTGTTAGAATTACATCATTGACAAAAATGAAGTTGTTAGTCTGACCAGGCAGATTCTTGGTTTTTAAGTTTGAAGGAATTATTATTATGTCCGCAGTCCGCAAAGCCAAAACCACCACAGCCACAGCCACAGCCATTGAAGTGGTGGGACTACCCAAGGTGGCCACAGCCACAGCAACTATGTCAGACCTACGGTCTGAGTTCCCGCACGTATTTGCTGAAGTCTCGTGCGAGAATATAAAGGCGTGCAAGTCTGCTGCATCTCGGGAAAAAGCGTACCTGCTTGTATTCACGAGGTACGCGCTAATGAGCGCCCACAGCGGGATAGGGCTGAGAGACCGAGCTTGGGAAGACATGGCCACCTTGTGCGAGAGCACTAAGGACGGAAGGCCGACAAAAGCCACAGCGAAGTGGCATCAAGCACGTGATTACGTGCAGTACCAAAGCCGGTGGCTGGCTGGGCAGCCACTGGACTCATACAGAGTCCTGGCGGACGAGGCGCTGGAGGCGCTACGTGGGATAGTATCCCCAGAGCCAGCGGCAGCGGCAGAGCCAGCGGCAGCGGCAGAGCCAGCGGCAGAGCCAGCGGCAGAGCCAGCGGCAGCGGCAGAGCCAGCGGCAGAGCCAGCGGCAGCGGCAGAGCCAGCGGCAGAGCCAGCGGCAGCGGCAGAGCCAGCGGCAGAACTTAACCTAACACTGATCAAGGGGATGACTCCAGCCCAACTGGATGGGTTGGAAGGCCTAACCAGGCAAAAGATGGAAATGTTGGAGAGAATCCTATCTGCAATCGCAGAGGAAAGGAGTAAAACAGCTTTGCTTTAAGCAAAGCGCCATGCAAACCAAGGGTTTGTATGGCATTAATAAGATATTAATCAATATCTTATTAATGCCATCGCGCAGTAACAGCTTGCTTGGTGGGTATCAAGCCAGTTGTGGGACAATTCAACTCTGTGCGCAGAGTTCGAAGTGGAGCGAATCAACAGAACGCTCTGCTGTAACATAGGTTATCTAACTTATTCAGATAGCCAAACTTACAGCAGAGTTGTAAAGTAATTTCACATTACTTTAGAAACACTGTATGAGTAGCTTCAATTCTAAGTTACCAGTTGATTCTGATAACTGATGTATCTCACAGCATAAAGATAATATCAAGCAAGCATGTTACAGTAACTGCGACGCTGAAGTTGTTTGAATCGCTAACGTGATTCACTCGCCTGAAGCGTTGTCGTAACCAGTTCTTTAACAAGTTGTAAAGCTATTGACACCAAAGAATCCTAGGGTTCTGTGTTTGTTCGCCGAGAAAATTGTTCTTTTCGCTAACGTGATTGGTTCGATGCTCTCCGTAACCCTTTGGTTTGATGATGTACGCTTTGCATAATATAACGATGTCGCATAAGGTGATACACGACTTTAGAACACTTACATCTAAGTTCTAAGACCGATGTGCCACGAGTGCGACAATCAAAATGTAGTCAAAACGGCGAACTCAAATAAGGTCACGATTAGGAGAAATAATCGGATAGGT